TTGCTCTTAATCTACCAGTATCAAATGGTGTAATTGGCTTTGTCTTCTGCTCAATTTTCAATGTTGACTTTGTTATTGCTTTCTGTAATTCTTTTTTTAATGTTGATGGTGCAATCAATAAAGCTTTTTGAAAACCCTTAATCTGCCTTAAATCTACTTTTGCCTGAAACATTAGTCCATTTTGGAAGCTATTGCCTCTATATGCCTTACGGCAGAGCTTCCAATATTATCTATTAAATCAACTCCTCCTGCCTCTATTTGATATCTAGTGCCATCTGATTCATCTATTAAAACATCTCCATCTCTTACATCAGCTCCTTCTTCAAAATAAAACTTAAACATTTTACCTACCGCACCCCCAAGCTCTACGGTTTTTGAGGGGTCAACTATTCTTCTGTGGGCATTTAATGTAGTTGTCAGCGTAGTCAAGGCAGTTCTGTCTCCTGAAACAGCTTGCATTCTCAATACGGTTATTGATTCTCCCAGTAGGTTTTTAAAAGACATATCTTTAAACCCACATTCTCTTAAACTGCTCTAAAAACCCTTTTGCATTTATTTCTGAGGCAATCCTGTCAATATCAGCATAGGTTACGGAATAATCAGCCAAACTCTCTGATTTTTTGTCTCCAGAACCTTGATCGTGGTTTTTAACTAATTCTGCAACAAGCATTGTAGCCGCCATCTCAACTGCCTTTGGAACGCTTGTCTCATAACCAAAATCTCCATGTAGCTTGATATTCTGTGTTCCTTTTGGAAATATTGTTCTAAAGCTCTGTCCTTCTGGATTTAACTTAACTGCCATTTTGGGCTTTGCATTTGCTGGTTTTGTAAACCAATCTGTGGCATCTGATGTTGAATCATCTACATCTCCGTCTTCATCTAAAAGCTCTATTTTTGTAAGGGTAGTAAAATCATCAGTAATTAACTCTGACCTATTATTTCCGTTATATAATCTTGTAGTTGCCTCATTTTCAAAAGTTCTGCCACAGTAATTATCAATCCATTCCTCAACCGCACTAATCCAATCAGAAATCGCCGCACTTGTTCTTGAGTGGGTAAAATTATCTATTTGAAGGTAATCTTTGACCTTTTGTTCTGTGGTATATACCATATCTCAACTTTTCAATTTAAATCGCTTATAGGGCGATTATGGGGCTATTATGGCCCTTCCTCAGCCTATCTTACGCTATATCTCCTTTTTGGCTTCTTGTATCCCCCACTCCGCTTGGGTACCATCATTTTGTTTCTCCTTGCCCTTTTTCTGGTAGGGGAGGGTAGGGGAGTGGTTACCAAACAAGCAACTCCACGCTGTATATAAGAAGCAGCATCATTATTTGACACCTCGTAAGTCTTGCCTTCTTTGTATTTGCCAAATTCTTTTTTAAATTTAACCTTTTGCATAATTTTAATGACTTTAGAGACGGCAAGGGAAGTAGCCGCCCCCTCTATCATTTTACTAACTCTTCCTACTACGGAATTGTAATCAACTCTCTTGCAGCGTTTACTCTAACGCAGTTACCAGCAAGTCTTTCTACCACACGAATTGAAGTTAAGTCTTTAGTCCACGCAGTTTCAGAAGTTCTGGTTGTCTCAACTGTCATTCTTTGCCTGTCTCCAAGATAATAAACTTGTTTCCAGTCTCCGAAATAAATCTGTGCTTCAGATAAATGATTAACAATATAAACAGGATATCCGTAAATTGTTGCTGGTTGACCCGGAGCAACGGCGTCTTGCCAGATATATCTGTTATTTCCATCTTTGACCTTCCTTAATTCCTGAACATTTGTCTTGTGAACAAGGAAACTCGCATTTGGCAGATATTGAGCTGGCAATGCATAAATCAGGTTTATAATGTCATCAAAGTCTAAATTACCAGCACAGGTAACAGTTGGGATAGAGCAAGTATTTAGCCCAGTAATTTGCCCAGTTCCAGAACCCTGAATTATATATTGGTCTTCAAATTCTCCAATCTTGCGAGCGAATTCGTCTCGGATAACTTGAAGAACACCAACATAACTTGAGTCTGCAATGAGCTCATCAGAGGCATAAATAATTGCAGCTATCTTGTGAGCTGTAAGAGTGTGTTCTGTGAAGTGTAGAGTTGTAGTTGATTTTGTTGCTAGCTCTGAAGTCCAATAAACCTGTGGTCCTGATTCCAATCCAGGCATTTTCATTACATCTGCCTTCATTGGAATAACTGTAACCAGGTTCCTCATTCTTGGAACTTCTGGTTTTTCTTTGATAAGCTCTGCCCTAAACTCGTCTGGGAATAGGTATCCGCCGTCTGCGGCAGTTCCTTCCGAGAGAGCTTTTTGCATTTTCTTATCATTGCGGATTATCGCACCGAACCACAAAAGTTCTTTTTCTTCTTTTTTGAGCTTTTCAACATTCTTTTCAACTCCACCGACCAAGATTTTTCGCAATCTTGAATCCTTTTCCGCCTTTTTTTCTAACGCTGCAGGAAATTCTCTTTTTTCCAAGAGCTTGTCTAATCCTGCTTCTTCTTTGATTTTTTTGGCGAATCTAGTTGCAAGTTTGTCTAATTTCTCTTCTTCTGATTCTTTCTTGGCCTTTTTAACTTCCTTTTTTTCCTCTTTTTTTTCCATTGAATTCTTTTGTTAAAGATAATTCAATAGCCCTATAGGCAACTTTCTGATAAAGGCGAGATTGTTTTGGTTCTTGAAAGCACTTCTCTAAAGCCTTTAAGGCAATAGTTCCATACCTTCTGGTCTCACCCCCAACAGATTTTTGACCCTTTGGTTCTTCTTTCTTCCCTTCAGAAACCCTTGCCTTCTTTTCACCCTTTGGCAAAGAAGAAGGACTTTTAATTGTTTTCTTTTTTGGTATTTTTGTATCTGCTTGTCCTGATGCCGCCTCAAACGAGCCACCTTTTGATTTGCAGTAGCTCCTTGCAGATGATGCATCCCAAACATCCTTTGAAAACCTCATTGACTGAAGCTTTGATTTGCCTGCTTTTATTCCATAGATAAAATCAATGCATTTATCGTTTTTCTTGGCTGCACATTTTTCTCTACGAAACTTGTCAAATTTATCTGGCGACTCCAGACGACAAGCGTGTTCGTTTGGATAGGGCTTTGTTAAAAGCTCTATATCTTTTTCTTTTATTCCCATCGCCTTCATTCTGGAAATTACTGTTGCCGATGCCAAAGCTGGAACATTTACACAAGACACCTCTAAAAGTTCCTGTTTTGTGTATTTATTCCCCTCTTTCTCCTTTGGCAAAAATCCAACCGAGAATGATGTCAGCACTGGGGGGTCAGCCCTATATAGCTTTTCCAGTAATGCTGATTTTTCAGATAAGCCGTGAAATACTGGCTCAAATACCAGCTTCTTGACACCATCAACTAATTTCCTTCTAATATTCTCTGCCCTTCCTACTGCTGGCTCATTGGGGTTGTGTCCCCATAGCAAAACAGGGTTTTTCTTAAAAGCCCTTAAATCCCATCCCTGAACAGATAGCTTCTCTCCTTCTCTATCCTCTACTTCCTCGCTTGCAACTGCTATTAGCTTGCCTTTGTCTTTTTTGACAAACGCCTTTGTTGTAAGTTTTTCTTTCATACTATTTTTTGTCTTGACCTTTATTATTTTTATTGTCTTGTTGTAATTCCTTTATAATGCCCTGCAATTCAACAGCACGAGTTGTTATCTCTCCCTTTCTCTATTCAAACTGTTGAATTTGTTTTAATATCTCATCTAATTTTTTTTGGTATTCTTTTAGGTTTTTCATATTTATTTATTGTTATTTGACCTTTTAAGTTGCTTCACCCAACTTATTGCTTGTATAATTGAAGCAAACGCCGTGAAGCTCTACTGTATCGCTAATGGTGTCTGCACCATCAGCAGAAAGTCTTGTAAGTTTAAAAATTATTGTAGCGTCAGTTCCGCTTGGAACATTTATTCCTGTAATTGCTGTAATCACCAATCCATTTGCAGTAGCAGAAGCGGCGTCAGTAGCAGTCAGCGTTTCCTCTCCATCTTGGGTTAAATCCTCATCTTCAGAAAACCACCTATATTTTAATTGCCACTTGCAATCTCCTATTGAGGCAGAACTCCAACCAACTCTTATCAATGGCTCTACGGTTCTATCCATATCATAGGGAATTGCAATTCTCCAACTAGCACTTTCTTGATTAGCTTCAACTCCCTCGTCAGAAAATTCCCAAGCAGATGTCTCCAATGCCCCAAAAGAAACTTCTGTTGCTGGCTTTGCTCCAGGGGCTTTTATTCCTGCCGCATCTATCCATAAATCCCTAATTACTCTTGCCGTTCCCACTAAATTTAATTCTCCGTCTGCTGCAAATGTTGCATAGTTGGTTGTGCTATCTCCTAATTTTGTAATGCCCACCACGTCAAGATTTCCTGTAATTGGGTCATTGGAAGCATCTAATTTAAGGTAATTGGCATCTAAATATCCTTTTGGTATGCCGTTTATTTTCATATTAAGTAAATACAAGCAATTCAATTACTTGTGCCGCTGTTGAGCAGGCAAAATAAATTGTCTTGCCACTTAAACTAATGCTATCCTCTTGAGCTGTGCAACCTGCTTTTAGTGTAAAATATGGAGCTGTTGGCGTTGCTACCTTTCCTGTTGTAAACGCATATCTCACATCGTAATCTCCCCTGCATTGAAATTGAATTATTTTTGTGTTTGTCGGCAATGCCTGTGAATATTCCGTATCTGCATTTGTCATTGTTATGTTATATTCGCTTATTGTGGTTGCGGGGCTTACTCCAGAAAATGAGCTTTCGCCGCCAGAACCCCATGGCCCCTGAATGTTTGCTGTTACGCCATCTATAAATTTCTTTCCTTCTTTATCTACCAATCTTACGGATATCGCCTCGTCTGGCTCTCTGTTCAATACATCAACCTTTAAAATAGATTTTTTTATAAATCCAATTAACTTATCAATGTGCTTTTCAAATGTTGGCACCTTATACCATTTTGGCTTTTTTATGCTTATCTTGTCTGGTATCTTGGGTGCTTTGGGAAAATTGCTTACCTTTATTTCTTTGGGAAATTCAATTTTCTCTTGCTTGGGAAAATTTATTACTTCAATCCTCTTCCTTTGCTTCGGGAAATTCGATACTGATACTTCTTTTGGTTCTTTCTTTTTTTTCTCGATTGCCTTGAGTTCCTTAATCTCTTTTCCCACGTCTTTAATTGCCGAAAGGGTTTTTTCGTCAATGGATTTTTCTTCAAGTTCTTCTTTAATTGCTTTAAGTTTTTCATTTTTCATTTATCACTTTATCTACGTTATTAGAAATTCTTTTTAATCTTTCGTCTATTTTCTTTTGTTTTTCTTCAAGTTCTTTTTTGCGTTTTTTGTCTAAAAGTTTCATTGAAGCTTTCTCTTGCTCTATTTCCTCTTTTATCTCTTTTTTAATATCCTCAATGCTCTTATCTAACTTATTTGATATCATCTGCCTTTCGCCAACTATAATTGGAACAGTAGTGCAACGACAATTTGTATGCAATGGCGGCTCTTGAATATCCTCATAATCAAAGTTTAAAACCTTGCCCCCCACATCTAGCTTATCTCCTTCTACAAAAAACCCTTTTTCTAATCCTATTGTTTTGCCGTTCATATCGCTACACCAAGGACAAGTTCTTTCATCTAGTGCAGTAAGCCATTGTTTTGCCTCTACTACTCCAGATTGCTTATACGCCTCTACTGAAGCTACGTTGGCTGCTTTCATAACCTCTGTTCTTGCTATTGCAGCAGCCCTTGATACAGACGCTTCTCTAAAAACGCTATTTACTCTTTTTGTTAAATTAACAACGCTCTCACCTTCTGCAATTCCCTCTTTTAGGGTCTTTCTTATTTTATTTATTGTGGTTTTATTTACAGAGCCAGCCATTTTTAAGATGTGTTTATCAAGATGGTTTTGAATTCCCTCTAACGCCATATCCAATTCTGCGTCTGGCAAGCCCACAAAACTAAACGCCTCATCTCCTTCTTCTTTCATAAGGTCTTTGAGGAGAGGACGAACTACGAGAGCCAATAACGCTTTCTCTCTTGAAAGCTTTAATATGGTTTTTGGAAGCGAGAATTTAATTGCCTTCTCCCCAAATAAATCACTTATGACTCGCTTTTTTTGCTCATTGAAAAATAGTTTTAACTTCTTAATGAGCTTTTCTTCATATTGTTCTGTTATATAAATTTGCTTTTTCCAGTATTTGGCTTCTTTGGTTTCTTTTTTCTCTGGCTTTGGCTCTTTATGGTTTTTCTTAAGAAACTCTCTTGCCATTTGGTCTATTTTCTTGTCTAGTTCCTTTGCCTTCTTAAATATTTGTCTATTTTCTTCCCCCTCTCTTGCGGCTAGCTTTTTACGCTGTTCCTTAAATCCAAGCGTTTTCTTTGGCTTCTCTGCTGTTCCTAGTGGCTGACTATTAAATGGAACCAACACAGAATTGCCTTCTTCTCCTATCGGGGTTAGCCCCTCAAGTTCTCTTGCTTCGTTTATTGTCATTATGCCGTTTTTAACAAGGTCTATTCTTTCTTTTACCGTTGCCTCTCTATCTTCTGGAGTTGGGTCTTCAAACTCCAAGAATAAATTATCTCCGTATATTGGGGCAAGGAACTCATTTAATTGCTCTATAATTCTTGTCATCTTGGGCTTTATTGTCCTTGCCGCAAAAACATAATCAGTTGCTTCAGCATTAGCCCTATTTACGTCTTCGGTTAGGCCAATTGCAGTCTTTGGAACTCTAAATATTGATAATATCTTATCTCTTGAGAATTTTTGCTGCTCAAGGAAATCCATCTCCTTTTGAGATAGCTGCATTTGCTGATATGATAGCCCGCCGTGCAATACCGCTACCTTATGCGGATTTTCCTCGAATCCCCCAAATTTGGCTTGCCATTGACGCTTTAAATCATCTATCTCTTTTGCTGTTAATCTCGCCTCTGTTGACAATACCGCATCTGGTCTTGCCGAGTTGTAAAAGAAGTTAACATTCCATTTTTCAGAATATTCATCTAAATCAATGGTTCTGGCAGCTGCTTTCAGCGTGCCCTGTCCCCTGAAGGCATTTAGGGGATCTGGATATTTAAGGAATATAACCTCATAATCCTCCATTATAATTGGCTTTGTGGGGTCTATCTTATACTCATAATATTTTGTGCCGTCATCTCTAAATTTAACATCTAAAAGGTCTGGTCTTAAAAGCAAAATCTGCGATGGCTTTGCAGTCATCGTCTTTCGCTCCATATACCAAGGAGCCTCTCCAGTGAGTTCTAAATACTGTTGAGTAGACCACCAATGGTCAAATTTAGTAGTAAAATTATTTACCTTGTAAAGCAAGTCCAATAATGGGTGTTCCTCTATCTCTGCTATTCCCTTCTGGTTTTTTTTGTATAAATGCAATTTAACACTACCTATCTCATCACATATAACACTAACTGCGGCATAAACCCAGCTCTCGCAAGCTTTAAGATAATCTCCTGTTTTCTTCTTTGGGGGCTCTTGTCCAGAAATTGGCATTGGCAAAACTGCCGACACCTTTTCTGCGACATCTTCTTGTTTTTGCTCTACGCCGAGCCAATTTCTAAAATATCTTTTTATTCTATTGTCTTGAGCCATAACAAAAGCCCGAATAATTAAAGTCAACTTTTAGGAAGACTGTTATTCGGACTCTCGTAGTTCCACAGGGTATATGCCCCCCGCAATGGCGATTAGAATTCCTATTTTGGAGTTTAGACCTAAACTTATCGTATTATATCAAATTTTTTGCTTAAAGTCAAGGTGGTTGTTGCTTCCAAGAACTCAATAGCCGTTATTGTAGTTACATTCTGTTTTTTATGACAACGAGGACATTCCATTTTCCCCTCCAACACAAAGCCAACATAATCCCTTATAAGGGGATATCCGCAGGAGCAGTTTTTAGTTTTTTTTATTCTCATAATATTGCAATTCCTGGCTTTGGTTTTATTGAGTTAGTATGTATTGCATACCTCATTCCATCCATTAGGTGGTCATTTTCCTTAACTGGCTCATCAAGGGGCTTCTCATCTTTTGTTTTCCATTTATAGCTTTTTATCTCTTTTAAGAGATTTATAGATGACTTTGTAATATATATCTTGTTGGTTCTTATTGTGTCTATACCCTTTTTAACGTCTTTATCTGCTGGCTCTATCATAAATCCCGCATTTTTTATCTCCTCAATTCTCTGTGGCTCTGCACTATCAGCATATATTGTTTTATACTCCGTAATGTTCAGGTTCTTTAATTTCTCTATTAGCTCCTGATTTGTTAAGTGCGATTGATATAGCTTTTCTTCTAAATAATACTCATTATCTTTAATTGATATTTTAACTAGTGCCGTTGGGTTATTAAATCCAAAATCAAGCCCATATATTATCTCATCTGGAATGTCGGGCATTTTATTGCAGAGCCTCCAATGATTATATATCGTTGCCTCTGATATTCCCCTCTCTCCAAGGCCATATATTCTCCAGTAGTTATGGTCAACTCCCTTTAATCTCTCAATTTCTTTTACTATCTCGCTATCTAAAAACGGATTATCAAGATATGTTGATTTAATAAATTTGGCGTCTTCTCTTGTTAGGACATAATCATAAATCCAATGAAATTCATCAGATGGATTATAGTCCATAAATACTTGCTTTTCTGTTCGCAAGTTAAGCTGTCTAAAATCCTCATAAGAAAATTCATTTGCCTCATTCATCCATAAATAATTTCTTTTTCTTCCCCTTATCTTTTGCGGCTGGTCAATGGATATAAACTCTATCTCGTTGGTGTTTAGTTTATAAATTAACTCTGTTTTATTATGCTGTTCTTCTCTGTAAATTCCTGCGTTTTTCATTATCATAAAAAAATCCCTCATTGCCGTTGCCTTCAATGCTGGAAGGGTTTTTCTACATACGGTTAACAAATGATTTTCTCTAGATAATAAAAGCCAAAGAAAAAGCTGGGCTAAAGACCAAGTCTTGCTTGACCCTCTACCGCCTTGATTGACAATAAATCTATTTTTACCATCAAGTTCGTCGTAGTTCCTTTCAAAAACGTTAGTCGCTAGTTGTTTTAGAATCATTCTTTCTGTTTCTAACTATCTCAAATTTAACTTTGCCTATTTTCTCATCTGCTCCAATATCTATTCCCTGCCTTGGCATTCCATCTAAATAATTCCATATAAGTTGTCTCATTTTGTTATTACTTTCTAATGCGTCTTGAATTATGTTCTCTGCTAATGCTTCCAATGCCGACCTTCTTTCGTCTGGCGACATTGTTTTCAATTTTTTCTTAATCATTGCGGTAAGAGACAGACTGCCCCTTGGCTTTCCTGGGTTTCCCCTCTTAAATTTTCCACCACGTTTTTCTTGATATTCAATCCACCGTTCCTTTGCCGTATTATCGGATTTCTTTTTGTTTTTTGATTTCATTTATTAAATCTTTATATTCTTCAACTGACCTTTTAACATCATATTTTTCCTCTACTTCTTTACGACGTTTTATTGCTTCTTTTTGTCTTGCCTCGCCGTCCATAAACCTTGATAACTCATCTGGCGTTGTGGCGACTGGCAATCCCAATGCCCAGCATTGGATTGTTTTGTTGTTTGATTTGTAGTGATATTTGCCCTGCTGAAAATTTGGGAATACCGCAAAATCATGCTTTAATAATTCATTTATTATCCTTTTTTGGTCAAATTTTTTATTCTGGTATGCCTTATTATAGGGCGGTCTTTGGTCTGATATTACAATCAACTTTACATTATATTGCTTAATAAATGGCATCGCAACATCAAGGGCTTCTGTATT